TCAAGCTAATGAAGACATTTAATAAACCTAAATAGCCTCAGTGGACTCTGGGGCTGGACTAACTAAGGAGACAACAATGTCACTAACTAAAGAAACAGTAGCAGACAAGATCGAAGTAGTAGCTACAGAGGACGGCCAAGTCGTTCAAGTACGCACTGCTACCCGTATTGTTGAAGACGGCGCTGTGATTTCACAGTCGTATCACCGTCATGTAATTAACTCTGGCGACGATTGGTCATCAGAACCTTCTAACGTACAAGCTATCTGCAACGCAGTGTTTGGAGCATAACAATGGCTACATGGACTATCGCAACACTAGAAAGAGACTTACAACCAGCAGACATGGACGGTGCAGTAGTAGTAGCACACTGGCGTGTCAGTGAGTCTGAGACTGTAGGTGAAGAAACATTCTCTGCCTCTGCATACGGTACTGTAGGTTTCACACCAGACCCTACAGACCCTGATTACGTCCCCTACGACGATCTAACCGAAGAGGTAGTTTTAGGCTGGGTATGGGAGACTGTCGATCAGGAAGCAACTGAGGCGTCTCTAGCGGCTAAGATTGAAGCAGAGAAGAACCCTGTCACTGCGGCTGGCGTACCTTGGTAATGGACTTGTCTATCATCACAGATATTGCGAACATAGCGACGGCGGTAATTGCTACCGCTTCAATCATCGCGGCCATTACTCCAACGCCGAAAGATGACGTTTGGATTGCCAAGCTCTATAAGTTGTTGGAGGTGTTAGCCGTAAACATAGGCAAAGCAAAACAGTAAGGAGAAAGTGGCATGGGTAAAAATGAAAAAACCCCAATCACAGTGAATGACAAAGAGTATTTCATCGAGGACATGAGCGACGAGCAAGTCACTTGCATCAATCATGTTAAAGACCTTGATCGAAAACTATCAAGCGCCCGCTTCAACGTAGACCAATTATCGGTCGGTCGTGACGCATTCGTTAATATGCTCGCGCAATCTCTACAGTCTGAGGAAGTCACAGATGCGGATTACGACGAGCCTGCTGTTCCTGCTGATTAGTTTTACTGCGCCTGCCTTCGGGCAGGACATTATTCCCGCGCCAGAGATTGACCCGCCCCCTGAGCTACCTACTGACGGCAATGATATACGCCGTGATGACGGCACACGTATTGAAGGCGACTTGAATACGTCGAACTCTAATAACGGTAATGTCAGTAAAACCTATAACGGTGCTGGCTCTAACAGTATGCCGGTCAGTACAGCCATCAGCCCGTCATTAATGTCTAGCGGTAGTGAGTCATGCTTGCAGTCTATTAGTGGCGGCGTCCAGCTTGTTGGCTTTGGCCTGTCTTCTGGTAAGTACGTGCAAGACACTGAGTGTAATCGGCGAAGAAATGCCATTACGCTCAGTAATATGGGCATGAAAATTGCGGCAGTCTCGTTAATGTGTCAAAACGCCGACGTGTGGCGGGCAATGCTTCTCGCGGCCACACCCTGTCCAGTGGTAAAATACGGGAAGATAATCGTTGGCAAGCGGGCCATGCTTGAAATAAAGCAAAGGCCAACGCTATTGATACCAGATTACGAATCAAACCGAGAGTTTTACGACGCCATATTGGGCATGGGGGTTGAGACAGATGAGGCAGAAGTACCTACTGGCAGTTTGTCTTCTCGCTATCGCACCGGCACAAGCGAACGAAATAGATAACCTAGTCAACGCCTCGCAAGATATTCGCAATACTTTTAAGTATGGCATCAAGGCCATCGCTGGCATGGACTCATACGCCGCTAGAGGCTTCATATCGCCTGACGGTACTATCGACCAAGGTTTATTAGACAAAGCCAAACAGGACGCTTACAACGCGGCTGTGATGGCTGTTCAGAATGCCGAGTACAACTACGACCCAAACTCACAGCAATACTTCGAGGATGAAGCCAACAGCGCAATGGATGTTGTCAGCCAAACTATCGACGCTTATGTCGAGGCCGCGCAAGTCTTGATCGAAGTTGCCACCGTCAATGAATTGGCGCAAGACGCACAAGAAGCAGAGGACGAAAGGCAGGCAATGGAGTTGCAGGAGTACATTGCGGCGAATGATGTCACGCTACAAGACCAAGAGGTTGAGGAATACAACGACGCCTTGGTAGCCGTACAAGAAGCCACGCAAGTAGCGGCGGCATACATGGCCGTGGCTAATGACGAAACGCTATTAGAGCAAGCCGATGACATGGCTTATGACTTGCGAGTTACTTATCAGGAGGCCGCGACCTCATTCTTTGACGTAGCGACTCAGGCGATGTGGGTGTCATTTGATGGCGGCACAACGATCCAAGGCTTGGCATTAAGTGATTACTTCGTCACAGTGGAAAGCGTACTTGTAGAAGGCGAGACTCAAGACTTCTTCACTAGTTCACCAGAAGGCGGTTGCTGGTTCGCCGCAGATCCGGAGGCTTGTTACAACGATGGCCCTTGAAGACTTAGAATTGAACGTCGGCGGGACGCAGATTAAAGGCGTTTGGATTGCTATCGTTCTGACTTTTAGCTCGACTATTGGTGGCGGTATATGGACAGCTTCAGAATTCTTCAGCCGACTAGAGGCTCTAGAATCCTCTGTAACAGACGCAAGCTCTGAGACGGGCGTTACGCAGGCAAGGTTCGAGGATTTGCGTGAGAGGCAATCAGAGGCGTTACAAGGTTATGAGGTAGCAATCTCTAACATGCAACAGCAACTTGACGACAACAACGTCGCTGGCCTAAACGCAAAGCTCAGTGAATTGTCTACAAACCTAACGCAGATCATGGAGCTACAGCGTGACCTATTGCCATTGCGTGACCGTGTTGCCTCGGTGGAAAAGTCAAACAGCGAGACTGTCTTAACAGTCAATGCTAAAATAGAAGCCTTAAACACCATTGACGACCGCATCAAAAGACTACAGCGAGACATGGATGACGCGTGGACTGCAATGGATGAGTTAGCTAACCCACTGGGCAGATAATATGAACCTCGCAGAAGAAGCATTGAGCAAACTGGCAACACACGAAGCGCAATGTGAAGAGCGTTTGAAGCGACTGGACGAAAAGATCGACGATACCCGAAACGACATTGACGAAGTTCGTAAAGACGTTAAGAGCGTCAACAACACGGTACTTGCTATCTACCCATTTATTCTTGGAGCGATCGTCGTGTCGCAGTGGCTCAAGTAATGTATCAATTTCACCCCGAACACCCGACTCCCAATGTGTACCTTGACGTAGCTCGCGATGCGATATCGAACTCAAAGATCGTGCATAAGTTTGGCGCTAACTTTGACATTGACCAAGCAACTGACCCTGAGAGTGTTTGGTCTGGTGGTGGCTTGTATCCGTGGGCGGCACTAGCGACCGCACAGACTATCTACTGCCTAAGCACTAGCGCCAGCGACACAGCAGTGCTGACCATAGAGGGTTTAGATTCTAGCTACCACGAGATAAGCGAGACTGTAACCTTGACCGGCACGTCTGCTGTCACAACCACAAACCAGTTTATTCGCGTGTTCCGCATGACCTACGAAGACGGTGCAAACGTGGGCGACATCACAGCACGTACTATAAGCGCGTCAGGAACCGTTGTAGCGCAAATAGACGTAGGGTATGCACAAACACTCATGGCTGTTTACACAATCCCAGCGGGCCATACAGGCTATCTGGTGGCGCTTGACTCGACCATTGACTCAAACAAGAACGCACAGATCATGATGTATCACCGGCTAACTGGTAAGCCGTTTAGAATCGCCCACATTGCAGAGACTGCGGGACACTACCGATACGACTTTCACGCGCCACTAAGAATCCCAGAGAAGACAGACATCGACATACGCATTGATAATGTCAGCGGCAATGATGCGCGCGTTACGGCCAACTTCGACATCGTGCTGATAAGGGACTGATATGTGGCAGACTTTATTAGGTCCGGTGGTCAATATTGTAGGGGGACACCTTGAAAGAAAGGGCGAAGAGAAGCGCGCGTTACATGACCGCAAAATGGAAGCAATTAAACAGGACGCGAACTGGGAAAATATTCACGCAAGCAATGCTAGTTCTTCTTGGAGGGACGAGTTTTTTAGCCTGCTCTTTAGCATTCCTCTTGTGCTTTGTTTTATTCCACCTCTCGTCCCTTATGTTCGCGACGGTTTCGAGGTTTTGGAAACCATGCCAGAATATTACCGAATGCTCTTGGGCGCGCTTGTCGCAAGCAGTGTCGGACTTCGCGGACTTACTAAGTGGAAAGGGTAATGTATAAGCACTTCGATATATCAGAATTTCGCTGTCGTGAGACGGGCGAGAATGACATGAAGCCAGAGTTTATCTATATGCTTGATGAGTTACGCGAGCGCGTAAACCGACCGCTGGTCATCACGTCAGGCTATCGCTCAAAAGAACACACCGCAGAGCGCAACAAAGAAAAAGGCGGCACTCACACGCAGGGAATCGCCGCAGACATAGCAGTGTCTAACGGCGTGGATAGAATGATGATCGTTAAAGAAGCCCTGAGCATGGGCTTTGGTGGAATAGGCGTGGCGCGTACATTCGTCCATGTGGATATGCGGGCAACCACACCCGTAATGTGGACTTACGGATAAAATAATTACAAAAAAAGATACACACTTATCGTAAATGGTGTATTCTGACATTGTTCCATGTGGAACTTTGAAGGGAGAAACACCATGCAAATCGCAATTCAAATCAGCAAGCAGGTAGAAGATTGGGACAAGTTCGTTGAAGAACTGGAAGCAATCGAAGTTACCGCTCGCGCTGAAGACTACGACGCAGAAGCTAAAGTCGTCACCCTCTTAGTAGATCAAAACTCAATCGACGATCACTACCACCCTGTCGGCGGCCGCTATCCCGTGGAGTTCGAGGGGCGCAAAGAGTTTGTTGAGGAGGTCGGTATCTGTGTCCATTCGTGCAAGTGGCAAGACCACAACATCATCAACGCAGAGGAAGTCTGCGCAACATTAGAGGGGCTAGATTATGTCAATTAAATTTTTAGAGCCAAAGCCGATTAAGGCAGAGCTTATTCAAGAGCTAGACGGGCTGGTTGGTCAACTGCACAACCTGTCGATTCGTAAGCCTATAGCGTTTCATGTGCAAGAAGCGGCAATGGAAGCGAGGATGGCGGATTTTTTAGAGCTGTCAGAACAAGACTTTATTCGTGGCTGGACTGACTGGGAGGAAGGCATCCAGCACAAGGAAGGGCAATCGGAGGCGTACAACGCTGGCTATGCTGACTGCTACGAGTATGAAAACAGAGGAGGTCAGTAATGTCTGACGGCATCGTTAAGATTCATGGCAAAGAGTACAAGACGGTTGCGTTACGTGTGGCAGAGTTTAGAGCCAAGCACCCTGACTACACGATTCTCACTGAGCTTGTAGAGGCTAACGACGTGCTGGTCGTTATGAAGGCAACAATCTCAGCCGCCGGTATGGTCATCGCTACCGGTCACGCTGAAGAGGTCAGATCGGCAAGTAAGATTAACAGTCAGGCCGCGATGGAAGTGGCAGAGAGTTCAGCGGTGGGCAGAGCCTTGGCATTCTTTGGGCTAGGCGGCACGGAGATAGCCAGTGCTGATGAGGTGGCTAACGCTATCACTCAGCAGAATGACGGCGAGTTTATCGAGTACATGGCGCTTGTCCGCGATCACTTTGACTGGGTGATGTATGCCAAAGAAGCAATCGCAAATGAGGACTGGCAGTCACTGGCCGGTATATGGGGCGACATTGACCACGACACGATGGCTCAGTTGTTCCGCGCTCCTACTAAGGGCGGCATTTTTACAACCACAGAGCGGGCGGCCTGTAAGGGCAACGACGCATTCAACCAAGCAAGAAAGGAGTTAGCAACCAATGGAGTATGACAACACGAACCGAGGCGTCCTTTTTAAGAACGACCGCAAAGAGAAAGAAACCCACCCTGACTACAAGGGCAATTACACCGATGGCAATGGTCAGGAGTTCTGGCTGTCAGCGTGGCTCAAGAAGGACAAAAATGGCAACACGTTTATGTCACTCAGCACGACGGCAAAGGATGATGCGCATAACAGGGGCATGGCTCAAGTACGTCAAGCCGCAAAGCCGACACAGGAGCTAGAAGATGATCTGCCGTTCTAAAACAGGGGTAGCGTTGCAGAAGGCGCAGGTATTGTCGGGCGTGTCTAACGATCAACTGGCAAAGGAGTTTAACGTGTCAAAGGTGCAGATTAGCCGATGGCGTCATCAAGAGGATATGAAGTTTAGCCGCGTTGTTAAGTTGTGCGACCGGCTTAATTTGACCATTGATGAGTTTGAGAAGTTAGGGAGGTAAAACAAGGGCCACGTCTTAGGTGGCCCCGAACCACTTGCGGAAGGGTATACGCTTGTGGCATCCTTAGATTGCACTCAGAGGATAGGAAGAATTGTACAGCAATCTAGCTGTCTGTACACCTATCTCACCTATCCCACCTAAATGAGTGCCTAGTCGAGCCTAGTCAAATAGTGCTGTCTCAGGTGCAGTCGCTCAAGAAAGCCGAATCATTCCTACGACCTTTAGAGGCGGGGACGAACAGTGGTTATGTTGCCAAGTAGTAAGGGCGCGGTCTGGCAGAGCCGTTAATGATCTGCACTGATACTGTATGAATGATGGACTAGCTGGAATCTTGTATAGGGCAACAACCGCCTCTAATGATTTCTATTGTCTAAAAAAAGGAGAAGGGGAATGAGTAAAAAAACATCACTATACTTTGCTCAAATAATTGGCGAACCAAAAGCAAACACGAGCCAAAAAAGTCAAACAGAGCGAAGAATTTACGACGCCAAAAGAAAGCTTCACGAGGTGACTTGTTACAAGTGTGGGGGAAAAAGAAAAATACCTTTAAAAGTTTTAAATGCACAGCTTACAAGTTACAAAGCAATGCGGACGGAAAATGAAGGCAATCATTTTTGCTGTTATGAATGCATTAACGTTGGCTTAAAAGAAGTGACGGAAGCTAGAATTAATACGGCTGGTGAGCAAAAACTAAAAAAGGCGATAGCAGTATTGAAAAAAGCGAGGAAATTCAAAGCGGCTGAACTCCTTGAAGGCAAGTTGGAGGCTTTACTATGATTTGCAAAGACGGCACTGATTGGCAACCAACAGACGAGCAACTTCTAGGCTGGCAACACGCCTATCCAGAGGTTGACGTTTTTGCAGAGATTACCGTAATGGCTGTATGGCTTGACTCTAATGAGCCTAAGCGGAAGACAGGGCGGGGAATGCCCCGCTTTATTAACTCATGGCTGTCACGGGCAAACCAAAAAGGCGGCAGTCCGTTCGCTCAGGAGGCAGAGAAAGAGAGTGGCAAGATACCGATGAAGAGGTGGACTCAGCTTGACGATTGCACCCACGACTTCATGCAGAGCGAAAGTTATCGGCAGTCCTGCCTCAATCGATTTGGGCAGTACATCACAATGGACGGCGTGAGGGTGACGCAATGAGTAATGTTGCTAGCATTTACAGCGGCGAAAAATATAACAAACGCACAATTCTAGAAGGTGGAGTTGGTCAGATTGCGGGATGGCAAGGCGAGGCGGCGTTTGCTTTAGAGCTTATGAAACACAAACTACCTTTTACGCATACGGGATGCCTGAATCACCCGTACGATTTTGTCGTGTATTCAAGAGGCCGAAAGATCACTATCGACGTTAAATGCAAAAAACGAAACGTACAGCCATCTTCAACATACGAAGGCCACATCAATACTTACCAACAAAAATTTAACGTCATGGCCTACGTCTTTGCAAACGTGACACAAGGTGAGGTGACGTTTATGGGCTGGATGTACAAAAAACGCTTTTGGGAAAAAGCAAATATTGTAGAAAAAGGCCAACTGACTGAGGGCGGTTTCACTGAGTACGATCAGAGCGCAAAAATGCGTTACGTTGAAATGATTCCAATGGACGCGCTGTGGGAGAGACTCTGTGATGGGTGAATTCTGGCTGATAAAAAACCCGACAGAAGTCAAAGACCGCATTGAGGCTTTCAAGAAATTTCTTGAAAAAGAATGGTGCTGGGACAAGCCAGTGTCGTGGCAAGTCAGAGAGTACAAGCCGCGCCGCTCACTGAGTCAAAACGACCTGTTCCATGTATGGGTTAGGGATATGCTCAGGCACTTCAAAAAAAAGGGCGGCTTTACCGGCACAGAGGAAGAATTAAAGCTGATGGTGAAGTACAAG